GAGTCTACTCCAGATGGGGGTAGTTCCACCCCTCTTGGGGGTAAGAATGAGGTGAACGAGAATGTCTCGGAAACTCAACGTGCTATGGATGAGAATCAGCAGCAACTTGTTGATGAACGTGCCAAGGAATATCGATACATCAATCTTCCTAAGTTTGATCTGAGTCAAACGATTGTTCCTTTCAAAACTAACGTTGAGAAGATGAGCAATTCTTTTAATGCTTGGCATCAACGTTCTGATCTGGAACGTCCTGTAGAAGAGTATCGTAAGTACAAGAAAGATAGCATCAAGACTGTGAACTATCTTGTGAAAGAGTTTGAGTGTAAGAAAGCTGCAGATCAGTATGCCCGTGCATCAACTTCTCGCACTGGTGTTCTTGATACTACCCGTCTGCATACTTACAAGTTCAGTGATGATGTGTTCAAGAAAGTGACTACCATTCCTGATGGTAAGAATCACGGTCTTGTGTTCTACCTTGACTGGTCTGGTTCTATGTCCAGCAGCATGATCTCTACGATCAAGCAATTGTATGATCTGATGTGGTTCTGTAAGAAGTGTGCTATTCCTTTCCGAGTGTATGCTTTCTCCGATTGTCATGTTAACGATCAACTGTTCCCTGGTAAACCTACCAGCAACAATGAAGGTGATCTAAATGTTGATCGATCGTTCCGTCTGTTTGAGTTCTTCTCATCTAAGATGAACACTCAAACTTTTGACAAGATGATGGAAGTATTCTTTGTTAATTGCTGGGGTTTCTATCGTGGTAATTGGTATGATTATGAATATTCTCTCTCTGGCACCCCTCTGGTAGAAGCAATCGTTTCCACCCCTCAGGTTGTCGAGAAATTCAAAAGTGAAGAGAAAGTTCAGAAAGTTAACGTGATTTATCTCACTGACGGTGAGGCTTGTACTCCTTGCTATAACAAATATGTTTCTGCTTTAAAGGAAGTTCATTCTCAACCCATTTACGGTGATAAGATTACTGTTCTCCGTGATCCTAAGAGTCGGTTCCAAACTCAAATCAATACGGATCGTCATGGCATCACTAACACCTTTGTTGGTTATATTTCTAACATCGTGAACTACAATCTGCTTGGTTTCCGTCTTTGCTCCAAGAGTGAAGTTCGCATTCAAGCAAATTACTGTGAGATGCCTTTTGATGAAGTTGCTAAACTCGATAAAGAGTGGACTAAGAATAAATCTGTAACCATTAAAGGTTGTGGTTTTAAGGAACTGTATCTGATTCATGGTAATGATGATTCACACAATCGTTATCGTTATTGGAATCCAGATGAGAAGAAAGATTCTAATGAGATCGAAGTGAAAGATGCATCTTCCAAGTCTCAACTTACCAACGCATTTAAGAAACATATGAATGGTAAGATGGTCAATAAGGTAATCTTATCGAAATTCGTGGGTCAAATTGCTTGACCCCTGCCCCCCGATGCCCTATACTACTAAGGTAATCGACGGAAGCACCTCCCTCAACCCTACATCATGACGAAAACTGTGGAACTGACTAACCTGACCCAACGATTTGGTAAAACTGTAAATGCTACTCAACTTCGTGAGTATGCTGATGAGATTGGTGTGAGCTACCAAACTCTTACTAAGAAACTGCTCAATTATAAAACTGGACGTGGAGTGTGGACCTTGGAAGTAGAGAAATTGGAAGAGACCTTTGCTGCTCCTGCTGTTGATCCCGATCGGGAAGTTCAGTCCTATGTTCCTGCTAAGGATGGCAATTTTGTCCCGTTCGGGAACTTTGCAGATCTGAAGAAAGTTATTCAGTCGAAAGAGTTCTATCCTGTTTTTATCACTGGTCTGTCTGGTAACGGTAAGACTCATTCAGTTGAACAGGCATGTGCTCAGCTGAAACGTGAACTGATTCGTGTCAACATCACCATCGAGACTGATGAGGATGATCTGATCGGTGGTTTCCGTCTGGTGGATGGTTCTACTGTGTGGCACAATGGTCCTGTGGTGGAAGCACTTGAACGGGGTGCTGTGCTTCTGCTGGATGAGATCGATTTGGCATCTAACAAGATTCTCTGTCTGCAGTCTGTTCTGGAAGGTAATGGAGTATTCCTGAAGAAGATCGGTCGTTATGTCCGTCCTGCTGCTGGTTTCACTGTGGTTGCTACTGCTAACACGAAAGGCAAAGGATCTGACGATGGACGATTCATTGGAACCAACGTCCTCAATGAAGCTTTCCTTGAACGATTCCCCATCACGTTTGAGCAAGAATACCCCACCGAAAAGACGGAGATCAAGATTCTCTCTAACATCATGGGTGGTTCGGATAATGACTTTGCCGAGAAACTTGTTCGGTGGGCACAGGTGATCCGCAAGACCTTCTATGATGGTGGTGTGGATGAAGTGATCAGCACCCGTCGTCTGGTTCACATTGCCAAGGCATTTGCTATCTTCGGCAAACGTGATAAGGCAATCGAAGTGTGTGTCAACCGTTTCGATGCTGATACCAAGCAATCTTTCTTGGAACTCTATTCCAAGGTGGATGAAAAGGTTGAAACTGTTGACGAACAAGCACCTTTCTGATGTTTGATAATCTTCCCCGTCACACCCTCATTCGTAAAACTAATGGGGGTGTCTTCCTAATTAAGTGTCAAATTCATCAATTCCTTGGTGGTCAAGAAGTTGCATGTTATCTTGGTCATCTTTATTCTGAAAATGGGGTTGACTATGAACCCGCAACATGCTATATTAAAGATATTGAATGTGTTCTGGAGGAACCTAACTATGCAATGGAAGTACAATGAAGATAAGATCCTCAAAGATGTTGAGGATTATGTAGTGAGCACTTACGGAAGTCACTATTGTGGTCATGACGATGATTATTCTGATATTCAGACTATTGATCTGATGGCAGCAAAAGGTCTAGCAGCAGATTTCTGTCAAGCAAATATTCTGAAATATGGATCTCGATATGGTGACAAAGATGGACATAACAAACGTGATCTTCTTAAAGTGATTCACTATGCTATGCTTCTACTTCACTTTGACAAACACTATTCTCGCACTAATAATGGTCTTCAGGAGTTCAAATCAGTATGAAAGTCAATGTTTCCCCAACCACTCTTGCTATTCTAAAGAATTTCTCATCGATTAATAAGTCGATTGTTATTAAACCAGGAAATGTTATTTCTACGGTTTCAATCAATAAGAATATTCTTGCACGTGCAGAGGTAACAGAATCTTTCCCAACAGATCTATCAATCTATGATCTTAGTCTTTTCCTTGGTGGTCTGACTCTATTCAAAGATCCTTACTTTGATTGTTCTGATGATAAGAAAGTAATTGTCAACGATTCGACTGGTGCAAAGTCTGTATTCTATTATGCTGATCCCAGTGTAATTGTTACACCTCCAGACAAAGAGATTCAATTACCGTCTGTTGATGTTGAATTTACTCTGGAGTCTGATGTTCTCACACAACTTCAGAAAGCAGCAGCAATTTATTCTGTCCCTGATCTCTGTTTGTATGGACAAGATGGTAAGATTTATCTGTCTGTAAATGACAAGAAGAATGAAACCTCAAATGTTTATTCACTTCCAGTGGGTGAAACTGAGGATGAGTTCTGTCACTGTTTAAAGATGGAGAACTTGAAACTTCTCCCTGGCACTTATGATGTGCAAATCAGTAATCCAAAGGTAGCAAAGTTTGTTAGTAAACAATACAATGTATCCTACTGGATTGCTCTTGAACCTTGATTGATAATTAATTATGTCTGATCTGTTTCTATGGGTTGAGAAGTATCGTCCTGATACTATTGAAGATTGTATTATTACTGAGGAATCTAAAGAAATCTTTAAAGGGTTTCTAAATAAGGGGGAGATTCCTAATCTCCTTCTTGCTGGTCCTCCTGGCATCGGTAAGACTACAATTGCAAAAGCATTATGTAAAGAACTGGGAGCAGATTATTATGTCATTAATGGATCCGACGAGGGTAGATTCCTCGATACTGTCCGAAACTCTGCGAAGAACTTTGCTTCGACCTTCTCACTTTCGTCGTCTGCTAAACACAAAGTCATCATTATTGATGAGGCAGACAATACGACCTCAGATGTTCAACTCCTCCTACGGGCATCTATTGAGGAATTTGCTAACAACTGCAGGTTCATTTTCACCTGTAACTACAAAAACAAGATCATCGAACCTCTACATTCCAGGTGTGCAGTCATTGACTTCAGTATCAGAGGCAGAACCAAACTTGTCCTTGCCGAACAATTCATGGAAAGGACTTCCTGGATCCTTCAAAAGGAAGGTATTGAGTTTGAAGAAAAGGTTGTTGCAGAAGTAATTCTTAAATATTTTCCAGACTTTCGACGTATCCTTAATGAACTCCAACGATATTCTTCTGTTGGTAAAATTGATGCAGGAATTCTTTCTGCAATCTCGGATATCAATACATCGGAGTTGATGCGTAAACTCAAAGGTAAAGAGTTTACTGAAGTGCGTAAATGGGTTGTATCCAATATGGATAATGATCCAACTTTTATTCTCAGGAGGGTGTATGATTCTCTTTATGATTATCTAGAACCACAAAGTATTCCTGAGGCAGTATTGATTCTTGGTGAGTATCAATACAAGTCTGCTTTCGTTGCAGACCAAGAGATTAATACTCTTGCTTTTATGACTGAACTAATGATGAGGTGTCAATTCAAATGAACGTAAAACTTATTCGTATGTCCTCTGGAGAGGATCTAATTGCTAATGTTGTTGACAATGATCAACGAGATGTGCTGATTATTGAAAATGCTATTGTTGGATTTCCTAGTGGTGAAGGAACTCTTGGATTTGCTCCTTGGTCTCCCATGATTAATAAAACTGAAAAGCAAATTACAGTTCAACGTCAATTTGTAGTGTATATTGCCGAAGCAGATGATAGTATTGTTGAGCAATATGGTAAAATGTTTGGCACTGTGATTACACCTAGTAAAAAGATTATTGTTTGATATGGAAATACATGGTTTCTTTCCAATCAAATTCTATTCATTTCAGAATCTAGAAATAGTTCAGAAGTGTATTGACATGCTCTCAGAAGAAGAGAAGATTCTTTCTTATTTTCCTAACCCAATTAATCAAACAGTTGGAGCATGTATGCAACGGGAAGATAAGTGGAGATTCCTTACGGAGTGGGTTGAAGAGTGTCTTGAAGATATTCGACAGGAACAACAACTTCAACTTAATGGTAAACTTAAAGTCAGTGCAATGTGGGGGAATATGGTTCCCAAAGAATCTGGTGGTAAGCATACCATCCATCGACATTCTAACTCATATGTGAGTGGAATTTACTATCTATCTGAAGGTGCTCCTACTGTATTTGTTGATCCAGTTTATGCTAGATCATTAAGTTCTCTGGAAATCCCTGCTTTTAATAATCAAGATAGTTTGACTATTGAACCCCGTGTGGGTACAATGGTTGTGTTCCCAAGTTACGTGCAGCATTTCACTCAACCTCATTATGGTGATGATAATCGTTTAAGTATTGCTTGGAATAGTTTTCCCAACGGATCAATTTCACAAGGACAAGACGGTAAAAATTATGTTAAGTATGAAGTCTCTTAAATCTCCTCTTCGTTATCCTGGTGGTAAAACACGAGCATTGAAGTCTCTAGATATTTGGTTTCCTGATTACAAAGAACTTAGGGAACCATTTCTTGGTGGTGGTTCTGTGAGTCTTCACTTATCTAAGAAGTACCCAAATAAACCAGTTTGGGTTAATGACCTTTACTATCCACTATATAACTTTTGGACAATTCTTCGAGATGCTGGAGAAGAACTTTCTGACACCATTCTTTCAGTAAAGAACTCAATGAATGGTAGTGATGAAGCACACAAAGAATTATTCAATCAAGTAAAACAGGATATTAAAGATCAGGATACTATGGATGCTGCGGTGTCTTTTTACATATTGAATAAGTGTTCATACTCTGGTTTAACTGAGAATAGTACATTTAGTGTTACTGCATCTCGTCAGAACTTCAGTCATATGAATATCGGTAAGTTGAAGGGGTATTCTCAATTAATCCAGAAATGGAAGATTACTAACAAAGATTATTCTGATTTGATGCTTTCCCCAGGTGAAGATGTATTTGTGTTTTTGGATCCACCATATGATATCAAAGACTTCCTCTATGGTAGGAATCGTGAAATGCACAAATCATTTAGTCATGAACGATTTGCTGATATTGTCGATAATTGTGAACACAAGTTCATGATCACATATAATGTGAATGACTGGATTACTGAAAGGTACAGTGCTTATCATCAGCAACATTGGCAACTGCGTTATGGTATGGTTCACCGCAAGGATAACTTAAAGACAGAACTTTTGGTCACTAATTATCCAACTTCGTCATCTTTGGAATCTTTACTATGAGTTATGAATTGAAAGATTGGTTGAACTCAATTAATCACCAAAAGAATGATCTCCTTGAGGATGATCCAGATTCAATCAAACAATATCCTCCTTATATTATTAATCGATGTCTTTCTGGATTTATCGATACTGTGATGTATGCAAATGAAATGAATATAAATAGTCACTTAGATAGTAAACTTCAATACATTTACTATCTAAATAGTATCAGGAAAAAGAAGAGATTCTCTCCCTGGTTAAAGAAGGATAAGATTAACGACTTAGAGTTAATCAAACAATATTATGGTTATAGTAATGAGAAGGCTAAATCTGCCCTTTCCCTTCTTAATAAAGATCAGATTAATTACATTCGCAAACGACTTGATGTTGGAGGAAAGAAATGACTATTGAAATGGATGTTGAATATGACTGGAAACCTGAATTGATGGTTGAAGTTATCCTAAAAGAACCAGATGATTTTCTAAAAGTTCGTGAGACTCTAACTCGTATTGGTGTTGCTTCTCGCAAGGAAAAGAAACTATACCAATCATGTCATATCCTTCATAAGAAGGGTAAGTATTACATCGTTCACTTTAAGGAATTATTTGCACTTGATGGCAAACGAGCAAATATCACAGTTAATGATGTTCAACGTAGAAATCGTATTGTTCAGTTGTTGATTGACTGGGGACTTATTTCTGTGGTTAGAGCAACTGACATTGAAGATATTGCAGCACTGAATCAAATTAAAGTTTTATCATATAAGGATAAGGCAGAGTGGACCCTAGAATCCAAGTATAATATTGGTAAGAAAAAAGAAGCATGATAAATAGAGGGTAAACCATTACCCTCTATTCGGACAATGGAACCTAAGAAGGAAAATCGCATGGGTGCTTTGATTCGTATTGCTGTTTTGAGTTGGTCTGCTGCCCTTTTAACTGCTAGTTATGCTGGTCTACTTCCTAAGATGGACCCAACTTTTATTGCTACAGTCTTTACTGCATCTGCAGCAACTTTCGGTGTTAACACCATGAAGAAAGGAGATGACGATGACAAACGAAATGATTCCGTCCCTGCCGTCACCGCAGTCGAACCAACTCCAGTTCCAGTTGAGCCAGTTGTCCAACCAGTCTTCGATACCCCAGTTGCAGCAGAACAACCTGCAACAGATTCAACCATCGAAGAACCAGTTGCAGAGGATACCACACCTTCAAGATACTCTGATACCCAGGCTTGAATCTCCTGTAGTTGACGCATTGCAAGCTCCTGTTTCTCGGGGGCTTGCTTTGCCTGTATTTCAGGCACCTGATCCATCTATCAAATATCCTGTAATTAATGTTCCTACACAGGAAGAGTTTGATGCTGCGGTAAAGGCAGACAGAGATAAAGCAGCACAAGAAGATGCTGCTAAGAATCGTGGACTTCCTGATTCAAAACCAGAACTTCCCCCTGCTGTTCAGGCACTCACCCAGACCCCTCCAGAGATCAAGGCAGAGATCCCAGCAGACAATCCCACCATTAATGTGGCAGGTGTCAAGATCGACCTCCCAGACCCCTCTCTAGTGGCAACTGCGGGTGCTGTAGCAGTTGTGACCACTGCTGCTACAATGGCATCCACGGCAGTCCTGAACGTCCTGAAGAATGCTGCTGAACCAATGATACGGGAAGCATCAAAGAATAAGTTTAAAATCAAAATCAAACAAGTTAAACCAGTTCTTCACTATGTTTTGGGGGAAGATGGAAGAGTTGATATATTTGAATATTCAGCAGAAGGAACACGTTTGGTTGCACAGACGGATAATGTAGAGCAGTATATCCGTGACCAAGTAGATACCAATGCCTTATATGAAATTGAGAATAAAGTTATTATTGATGATTCAATGAAAACTAAATTTACAAAAGAGGGGCAAGAGAGATTTAAAGGTCTCTATGCCCCTGCTAAAAAGATTGCCAAGAAGTTATCTGCTAGGATTGCTCTTTAATATGTGTCTTACCTTTCCTCCTCATAACTCTCCGAATTTCGGGGGGTTCTTTCTTTATTGGAAATTTCCTTTGTTCAGTGAATAAACCGTCATTGGAGAGAATTCTAGCAAGAACTAAAAGTTGTACTAAAAGTTTCATCCTAGAGTTGCGATATAATATTGTGCTTCTTGGAGTTTTCTTTGCTTTTGAATTTGCTTACGGATTAGATTGAGCCAGTTCACTTTGATACCTCCTCGTTCTTACATGGACGATATGGTGTGCCACGATATACATTATTAGGATGTGCTGGTGCATGTGTTTGCGAATACCACTTACGATATTCTTCTTTGGGGGTATCAGTATTGTACTGACATCCACGATAAGTTGCGATTGACATTAGGTTTGCTCCTTTACTGTTAGGTAATGGTGCGTTCCTTTCAGTCGGCTTTTGCGTCTATCTTACACTCCTTTGGTGAGATCTGTTTAATCTCCCAAATTAAATCATTCTTATATTGTTTAGGGATGTCCTGTTTTTGGACTCTCCCAGCAATCAACTGTGCTTGTAAGCAAGTTAGAATGAGTGCTTCCATAGATGAACGATCCGTTCCGAGTCGGCTTACTTCCGTCTGCATTATAGCAGATGAACGTAAAATATATAGTGAAAATCTTTTGTAAAATGTGATACCAAATTAATGTTTTCTTAATGTTTGTAAGTATTCCAATACTTGCCACCTAATACCCATTAATTCATTGAAGCACTTTTGATCATGTGCTAATTGTCTTAATTCATTATCAGGTTTGTATACACTTTCAATGAATAGATCTAGACCACTGTTCCATTTATCGTCGTTATTAGTCACGTTGCCTCCAATCATCTGGTTTGTCTTCGGTGAAGAAATCAACAATATCATCAACACTATCAAATCTTGATACACCAAATCTTTGGTGACCAGTTCCACCAATATCAAGTTGGTTGAGAAAATCATCCATATCACCTTCTTGCATGTCAGGATTTTCTGCTGTCCTTCGTGCCTGTCTGAGCATTGTACCTGCAGTTCTATTTGCCTTTGCAAGTTTCTCTGCCCAGATCATATCTTCAAGTTTGACTTCTTCTCCTTTTACAATGCGTTGACAAATAAACTCCAAACGTAAACGATACTGGGTAGATAGCATAATTTTATTTGTCAGAATTTAATAATATTTAGTTGGGGTACGCATTGTTCAATCCCCAATAGACAAAATACGCAATAAGTCCGAAAATTATCATTGCTGAAAATATAGTGTTAATCATATTCGATCATCCCAATTTGTGTGTTCTGCATACTCGGTATATAGTCTTTTAATATCACGATCTACATGATGAAGATCGTCTAGTGGTGGTTGATATCCTTGACTGATTAGATAGTCAATAAATTCATAAACATGTGGTGTGATTTCTGCTTTCATTCTGACGAAGGAAGAAAGGTAGAAAGATCTTTTCTGCCATTTATCATCACGTTCTCTCCAATCTGGAGGTCTATTTGTGAGCATCTTTCATTTCCTCATTTGCTAATCTGAGAATATAATAAATTATCCAAGCAGTGAATATTAATCCTGCTCCTAAAATAATAACAACTCCCCAAGGAAACTCATTCATCTTCATCCTCGTATGTAGATGGTTCTTCAAATAGTTCATCCATTTTTTGTTGGAAAACTATTTCTTGTAGTTCTTGTAAGTCTTCTTCGGTGAGAGTTATCATTTGTCTTTAAGTATGTCCTCTATTCTTTTACGCATATTTGTGCTATCTTGTTTTAGATAATCTCTGAGAGAATATCCACGTTGCCCCCTTATTATACATGTTCCTTGATAGAACATGGTGGCAGCAAATACTAACAAGAAAACAATGCCTATTATTTCAGGGTAATGTTGAGCCATGGTAGAACTGGTGGAATAACTCCTATAAGTCTTAGAAGTCCCTCAGCAAATAGAGCAAGAACCACCCAACCAACACACATAGAAATAATTGAAGCATTCCTATTGTGTCTGCGTATAGCAGCATCAATCATCTCCTGGACTTCTTCTTTGGTTACTTGTGTCATGAATTTTAGCAATACCTATGATTGGTAGTATAATCAATGAACCACTTAGAATGCCCAAACCAACTGGATTTGTTAAGATTTCAACTATAATATGTTTCATGATGTGAGATTTTGTTCCTTGTAGTTCTTTAGTTTATTGAGGAGATGTTGATATTCTTGTTTAGTACTCTTATCAGAAGTTGAAACTGCTTTTTCGGCACACAGGATGATTAAACGATTAACATCTTTTTCTGAAAGTGTGTACATATCTTACTCCTAACCATGAACAATGGTCATAAGAATTGTGCCGTGTTTTCTAATAACATCCAAGTGAGATTTACCCCATGGAATATCAAACCATTCAACTCTTTTGTTATGCCGTAAAAGCATGACTGATACATATCGCACGGTAGAATTACTTATCTGCCTTATTTAGATTATTAACTGGTATTTGTGGAATTGTTACAACCGTAGGTGAGGGATACCTGACAACTACATCTGCACAAATTTTTGCATATGGAGACTCTGGATGAAAGGTAATTCCAGATTTAATTGCTTCACCACATTTAAGAAGTCTTACTAATTCAAAATCGAGACGTGCTTTATCTGCTTCTGCTTTCTGTCTTTCGATTTCTACCTTTGCTCTTGCTTTACATAACTCCATTAGACCACCATCTAGTGGAATGTTCACTCCAGCAGATACACCAAAGTTTCCGTTTCTAGATGTGAATGTCTCTGGATCTTCACTGCTGTTGTTACTACCTAATGCAAATGGTGACACTGAGAACGTTGCCCCCTGGCAACTAACCCCTGCTCCGTAGGTATTAACTGCGTATGGACCCTGCAAGACCTGAACTGCCTGGTTAGTGACGTTTCCAGTAGCACTAGCAGAAGGGCCAGCAATGTTAGTATTAGAAGGAGCTTGTTGAGCATATGCCACACCTCCCAGTGAGATTACTGTGTAAAGACAGAGATTGATGTAGTGGTTGATTGGGTTTCTGTTGTACGATCTATCCATGTTTCTTTAGCCACTCCAGGTCCAAGGTATGTTTCACTGAACTGGAATGGAGCACCTTGATTCATGATACTATAGTTTGCCCCCTGTTGAGGAGTGCCAGGAATATTAATATTAGTTCCAGTTACAGTATATGATGTGCCAGTTGTATATTCAACTTGACGAATAGTTTCTATAATTTTTGTAGTAGATTCAGTGGTTGCGTTAATTGTACCTCTAGTAAAATTAGGCACAACACTTTCAGCATAAACAGGAGTACAAATGACTCCCGTTGCTAAAAGCAAAACGGGAGTTAAATGTCTCATTTGAATACACTCAATTCAACACTACGTTGTGCTGTTCCTGTGGTTCCTGGACCACCAGCAGTAATAGTTGGAACACCAGTAGCACTCAAAGTACCAGCAAGAGTTCCTTTGTCACCAGCTAACTGAGTAACACTATCCCCATAAAGGTTGGGAGAAGCAATAACTCCAGCACTGACCGACTGAGAGGTGACTGCTGTATCAGCAGCATTGTAAGTTTCTGAGAAACTAAATGCTTGACCTGCTGTGTTGATAGATGGAGTAGCATCGCTATATGCACCATTGGCACCTAGACCAAAACTAGTATTTTGACCACTAAATTGAACATTTGTTCCTGATACGGAGTATGATGCTCCTATTCTAGTTGATTGAACTGCGGCACCTTGCACACCCAACTGAACTGAATCAGTAATTCTCGAAGTTATTTCAGCTGCGAATGACGATGGCATAACGAAAAAGGATGCCGCAAGTGCGG